GGATAACTCTGCTTCAGCGCCTGTGCCTGCTGTTGCACATCCGACCACATCTGAGCGTTTCTGTCTTCCTGCACGTTTGCGCGAAGCTGTGCATTCTCGCGTTCAAGCGCCTTCATCTGCTTAAGCTCTTCCACGGGGACACCGCGCTGGAATGCCTCGTCCTTGTAAAGGCTGTCATCATTTTCGATAGCCTGATTGAGTGCATTAAAATCGATGTTGCCATTGCTGTCACGCTGTATCCCATATTTCTGCGCGATTACATTGATGGCAGGTGTCATGGCATCGATCTGTCCGCGCAGGTTGCGCACCCGTTTGCTGACAGCGGAATTAACTGCCTTGCTGTAGTCCTGTTTGTACTTACCCTTGATGAGAGAGTCCCATGACTCTTCGGCCTCATCGCCCGTTGCAGGTGCGGTCTGCTCTGCCTCGGTTCCGGCGGCCATTCCATCTCCGGAGGCATTTTCTGCTGCGGTGCCGGCGTCACCAGTTTCTGCTGCCGGGGCTCCTGCTTCTTCCGCAAAGAGCTGTAAAAATAAACTTTTATTGAGCATACTGCTCCTTTCCTGTGGTAGGTCACGGCCCTTTAGTATCGTCATAACATGCTGTCAAGCATGTGTATAGGTCACCCTATCCGCAACTGTTCCGGGTAGTTTTGCTCGAGCAGCCTAAATCCTGTCATGACTACCCGGAGCGCTTCCATCGCGCGGTCTCCCTTGGCTCGGATACTTGCATATCCCGGTCTCAGGTCGACGGATGCATTTTTGCCATGCAGATCAACGTCCTCCGCCAACGTCCGTGCAAGGATGGTAGCCGCCGCACAAACAATATCTCGGCCCGGCTCTGCGTAATCTGAATGTCCTTGCATTGTCAGTTCCATTTCTTTTTCATCCGTTACCTTGTACTCTACTCTTATCATTGCTGTCCCGGCCTCGTTGCCTCTGCTGCCCTCGTCCTGGCATTGCTGACGATCGCGTCATCTTTACCTGATCCGGACGTCGATGTCTGCTGTTTTGGCATGGCGGCGCTGCCGTTTGTCTGCTGCATTGCATCGATATTCCCGCTGATGCCCTGTGCGACCTGCTGTGCCATGTTATACTTGCCGTTCGTGACCTTATCAAACATTTCGGACAGCTGCAGCATTTGTTTCTGCAGCGTAATCAGCTGCTGATAAAGCGTTCCGTTTGTCTGTATTTTCTCGATGGTCTCCTGCTTTCCCGGAAACTCCATCATGTCCATGCAGGCAATGGCCTGGTCGGCGTTATCCGGGCGGAAGAAACCGCCGTTGTAAAATTGCAGTGCAAGCTCATTCTGTGAGAGTCTCGAATAACTCGATGCTTTCTCCGCCTCGACTTTGATATCAAACACCGGAAGCCGATATCCCATGTCGACGCCAAACTCGACGCCCTGACTCTGTGGCTGCAGACCAGCATTGTCGTATGTGACAAACTCACTGTCCCCGTGTTCGCCCGTGATGCGGAACTGCCGCGGCATGGAATAATATTGCCGGATGAGTTCGATCACAAGCGTGACAACCTGTTTGTGTGCCTCGTACGTCGTCGCAATCTGGTCTCTTGACGTTTTTCCTGCTGCCTCCTGCAGCGCGGCAATGGCGGACGCAGCCGTTACACCGGAAGGCGCAGCACCCGTCGTCGTGTCGTGGTTCCCGCTCGTCTCCTTCATTTCTTCGATCTTATTTTGCATGATGGCAATGTAGTTGCTGTTTGCCATCGTAGGCGTCTGGATAACAGCGTAAGAGTCTTGTCCCAGGTTTCCATCCGTATGGACGAGGAGAACATTCGGGTCCGCAAACTCCTCTTCGTTGATTCCACCGTCATTCCGGACCAAATAACGCGGAGAGCAGACATACTGGAAGTTTTTTTCGATGCAATTGTTGTAGATATCGATGGACTCCTGCGGGTTTTTATCAATGTCGATAAGGCCGAATCCGACAGGCATCCCCTCCTCCGGCCACAGAACATCAAAGACAAACGGATACATGCCGTGATCGTAGAGCCCGCGTTCCGCAACTGATACTCCCGTTTGGACCTGCACCGGCTGCATGACAGGCATTCCGTTTTCGCCGATAAGAGCCTGCCCGCTCTCATCGAACACCGGCTGCTGCCTCGTCTCCGTCGGAACTTCGGTGTCATTCTCCGTCGCATACAGGACGATATCTCCCACGTACTTGCAGTACTGCAAAGTATTTTTACCATTTACCCGCTTGTGGTAATACCAATCAATAACCGCGGACTTGTTACTCGTGTCTACACTATCGTCATAGATGTATTTTTTGACAATGCTGTCCGAGCCTTTGCCGAGTTGCCCCGCGCACTGAGGGTACTGCTCCTCGAGGAGATCATTGTCCACAAGCTCTACGGTAAAGATGTTGCGGCTCTTCTGGATGTCCTTTATCCCGGGCTCCCAAAATATATTCAGCAGATCGACACAGTTGATCGTGATATCCCCCAGTCCATTCAGCTTTGACTGGTCCCAATACACACCAAATACGCCGGTTCCGTCCTTCAGCTTCTGCCATGCCTCCTCGCTGTATATCTTGCGGTATCCGTTCTGCTCCATGACTACGGGGATAATCGAGCTGAGCCGCCTTGCCTCCTCGACGTCTCCTCTCTCACGCGGCAGAATATCCGAGTCTGGAAATGAGTCCATAATGTCAGCATGCTTGTTTACAATCATGTTGTGCAGCCATGCGGATGCTGGCTTCGGGTCATCCCTTGTATGCTTATCCTCCATGAGGTCCCAGTGTCTTACCTTCCACCATTGCTCATTCCGGACGATACGCTCCTCAAGGCTCTTCTTTCCGGACTTGTATTTTCGGAGTATTTCCGTGGCTCTGCGTACCTGTTCCGGCCCGATCGCCTGCTGCGGTTCCATCTCCTGCGCGGTTGTTTCGTTATTGTCTCCCATGCTTACTCCTTATATCCTGTGTGATATAAAACGATGTTTTGCTTTCGGTATCCGCTGATTAAGTGGATCGCCGTCTGTATATACAACCTTTTCCTTTGGCGCCTGTGCCTTGATCGGACGCGCCATGCAGACATAGCGCCACTCATCCATCGCATGATCTTCGAGGTCCGAGTCGAGGTCTTCCACCTTGTGTTCGTCGTACATCTGCAGGCCAATGGTACGGATAAACTGCGGACAGGTCTTGAATACGTAAAACATCGGGATCCCGTTTGCATCAAACTGCAGACGGTAATGGCACTGCATCCACCCGGCTATCCGCTGATGATCACCCGGCGAAAAATAAATCCCTTTCGCTGCGGCTGTATCCGCTACAGACTTTCCGGAGTCTGCCTGCCAGATTGCCGGGTCCGCAATGCCTATAATCCTGCGCCCTCTTAGCCACGGATGCTGTTCCTCGATTTCCTTAATGTGATTGAATTGTTCGTCGGCAGTCAGCTTTTGTCCCTCGTTGGGCACGCCGTCCCACCCGTACCACTCCAGGGCGCGATACATGCGGCCATCCTCATCAACGAAATACCACGCGACCGAAAACGGTTTGCTGTAGCCAAAATCGTAGCCGCGATAGCAGGTCCAGTTTGCCGGGGGCGTGAATGGATTGATGACATGCGTCCATTGCCTATCATCGTAGTGCTCCGGAGAGTCCCGGAACTCCTCGAAGAACATGCCGCTCATCGTATCCCAGTCACCATCGAGCCATGCTTTTTTCAGCTTCGGCGGCAGGGCCTCAAGATATCGGATGTACTCCGGGTCCTTATGCATCAGGGCTGTGTTATCCGTTACCTTGCTCTGGATAAACGAGTAGTCATCGGGGTTTTCCCCATCCTCATATTTGCGATCAATAAAAATGCGTTTGATATAGGTGTGTCCCGGTCCACCCGGATTGCAGGTATAATAGATGCGTTTCGGGAAACTGTTGACTCCACGGCAGCAGGCAGATATGATCTTTAGCTCTTCCTCGCTCCACTGCGTAGCTTCGTCGATGAATATCACGTCCCACTGCTGCCCCTGGAACTTGCTCAGCTCGTCAGTGTGCTGTGCGAACCGAAACTCAATTA